TGCGGCGGAGTAGATGTTTCCCATCCCAGCCGCCAGACTCATTATCAAACCATCAGGTGGTGTTGTCGATTCCGAAAGGAATACCGAGTCGGTTTCAGTTCGGTTCTCAATCGCTGGTACAACACCAGACCTAATGTCGTTTAAAAGTAAAAGTGTCTCAAGCAGTCCACTGCTACCCATCGTATGACCAATTTTTTGTTTATACGAGGTTGCAACGAATGCCTTTAGCGTTTGATTCAAAGCGTTCTTTTCAGCTTTGTTGTTGGACGCAGTTCCAGTGCCGTGGGTTTTGACTATTTTAATCTCATCTGGGGAAATATTGCCATAGCGCATTGCACCAGCCATAGCTTTAATAAACCCCTCCCCATCCTCACACTGCCCAATTGCATTCGTTGAGCGCTCTGAGGCGCTATATGCTGACACCAGACGGGCATGGGGCTTGATTTGTTGTAGGGACACAGCATCACGAGATTCAAACACCGCTAAAGCCGCACCCTGACCAATCCGAAACCCAAAGTTAACCGAATCGAAAGCGGATGGCTTTATGCCTTCCTGTTCTTGTTTCTCGGTCAATACAGCCTTGGAGTCCCCAAAGAACTCTAAAACCGCATTGGAGACGCCATCTTCAACGGTCAGCACAATCACACGGTCAAAGTTGTAAAACTGGATAAGGTTCTGCACATCCATCATCACCTTGAGACTTGAGGCGCAGGCGCTGGCATCAGTGGTGACCATATCCATGTCTCCGAACGATTGAGCAATGCGACCCGCATAGACCTGCGTCAACGTGAATGGCAGGAACTTGTAGGTATAGGTCAAGCGCGAGTCATACGGGCGTTGACCAATACCAGCAAAATGTGCGTTACCCCCAGCAAGGATAAACGCTGTCTTGCCAACAGGGTTCTCGCGCAAATAGGTAAGCAATTCAGGGTCAAGCACCTTCTCCGCCAGCTTGTGGGGGACGTATACCAAACCAGATTTGGTACGGTTGTAGGTGTCTGGGAACCAATTGACCTTTTGAGGGTAGATGATGTCGTCAAAGAGTTCTACGTCCTGCGTGCAAGCGGTGCGGTAGTGCGTGAGGTAAATCATTTGCACGCCTCCTTGACTTCTTCCATAGAGGCTGGCTCTTTGGTCTTGTTCGCCATGATGAGGTCATAGATTTCCTGAACGGACTTGGGAGTCCATTCCTTACTCACCTCGTCAGCAATACCGTAGAGGTCGTCAAAGTACATCAGCATGACCAAACCATCTAGGCTGTCTAAGCCAATGTCTTGGAACTGGTCTTCCATTGACACGGCATTAGATTCCTTGGTGTGCGCGGGTCGAGCCACCTTTGCCACATAGTTAAAAATTTCAATGAAATTCATGTTGCCGTTTCCTTTTTAATGAACTATTTTTTGATATTTTTTAGTTTACGTTGGCTGGTTTACGGCTCCAACAAGAGCCGATGCCCAATCTTGCCAGTTAGTGAAGTTAGAGGGGCCGGGTATCCCCTCGTTCACAAAGACGTCAATGGCTTTTAGCCCAGCCGCCCAGTCATGCCACGCCTCTTCGGGCGTATTCATTGATAGCTGTTGCGCCGCGTATGCCTCGCACATAAGACTTGTCCATGAGTCCCATGTGTGATACCGAGGGTCATATACAAGCGCAAGTGCCATATTACGGTCTCACATCGCCAAAATTGCCATGCAACAAAACTTTACCCAATTGATAGTCGCCACCTTGCGTGTTGCTTGTAAAAATCAAACGCAATTCGCGACGCTGTTCGCGTAAGTCTACTTTGCGAGTGTCAGGGCTGAACGAATATGGAGGTGATGTCACATCCTCTGCCTGTGCAAATGCCCTACCAGTAACTTGAAAAGTCATCTCGCCAGACTGCACAAAGTCAGGCTCCATACGCTCTAGATGTAATTGATAATTGTCACCAACAGGGGAGTTCTGGGAAGGGCCTCCCTGCACCCAACCAAGGTCGGATGTTTGAAATGAACTCTCAATAGCATCAGTTTGGCTTCCCGTAACCTCATCGACTCCAAATTCATGTTGCCACAAGGTGACTAAGTTAGGTTGTGTTTGAAAACTAGCCAGCACAAGCGAAGTTGCTGTTGCCGCCGCAGACATAGTTACCGTAGTTCCAGAAAAGCCAATTGTTCCAGACACAGCGCCAGCATTGGCAACTGACAAAGTAATGGTTGTGCCAACAATACTAACAACCGTTGCGTCAGTCCCAATACCAGTACCTGTAACCAATTGATTACGCAAGATACCCGTAGCGCTTGCCACAACAATGGTGGTTCCACCAGAACTGCCAGTGGCTGTGGTAGAGGCTGAATTTGGCACAATGGTTGACACGGTTGTACCAGTTGGGACGCCTGATGCAACAATCAACTGACCCACGCCAATTTGGTTGTTGATTGACATTGTCATGGTAGTGCTTGCATTTGTTGTTGCAATATTGGCGGAAAATAAAATATTTTGAGTTGTTAAGTTTTCACCTGCATTGATGGGGTACTTGAACACCTGAGAAAAGTAACCAGCAGTTCTTGTAGCGCCCACAGAGCCACCAGCGTCATACCAACAATTTTCACGAATGTTATAGATGACTGCATCGTTGCACTCCAATGAGTCACCAGATGGATAGAACCACCAAATTTCACCAAACCGAGGAACTTTTTGCGCCCAAACTTTTTGACGCTGGTTGTAGTTCAAGTTGTCAAAAAAGTAGTTTTGGTTGAAGTTGTTTTGAATTTCTTTTACTACGCCGTTGTACATCAGGAAGCGGTCAACTCCACACCAGTAATAGATGCCGTCGTATTCAATGACGGACTGGCTAGAAAGAATTGATGATTGACTTGAAATGACGTCATAACGCCAATAAAAGGTTTGGGGACTTCCAGATACCGTTACGGTGGTTGGGGTGTACGACACTCGGATAAGCGAATCAAGCGCCCAGAACAAGCCAGAAGGGGCGTTAGAGCCACCACGCACTGGCAACCCCTTGACAATCTTTGTAGATGCTACGTTGGTCTCGTTGGCGTCTGCGCCGTTCCAATCGTAAGGGTTTCCAGCCACGCAATTCTTAATCAAGCCATTGTCGCCGTAAACAAAGACGTAAGGATGCAAGACCACCACACCGCCAGCAACTTCAATAACATCGCCCGTAGGACTTGCGCCAGAAGTGTCCGTCAGAGGGGACAATACAGTGCCAGCAATGTTTCCAGCCAAAACAGGGGTCACATCGGTTTGGTCAATTTGCGCTAAGTTTTGACCGGGGTGCGCCAACAGCAACTGGTTCCCAGAACCTTGCGCATCAAACGATGAGTCAAACTGCCACAAATTTAAGTCGCTCTCTGTAAACCCATCATTTATGGTAGCGACCTTGATTGAGAACCCGCTACCAGTTCCGCCAATGCTTGCGGCGGTGGCGCTCAAAGTGTCGCCAATCACATACCCGTTGCCGGGTTTTGTAAGCGTCACCGTGGTCACTGTTGCACCAGCCACCACAATGGTTGCCTTGGCTCCAGAGCCAGCGCCGCCAGTCAAGGTCACGTTTGTATACGTTCCATTGGTGTACAGCGTACCGCCAACCAAAGTATTGAGCGTAAGAATTAACCCAGTGAAGGTGAACTGGTTAACACCAGCACCAATGCCACTGTTGTTGATGTTTACAACCTCAAGACCATTGTTGTAGCCGTTAAAAACTTGGTTGATGCCATCAACAGAGTTAACGTAGATTCCACGAGAATACCCATGTGCATCAGTCACAATGGCTCGATATCCTCCAATTTTGCGAGGTCTGCCACGCTGAAAGCGAACCCATGTTCCGTCGGTGTAGAAGTTCATGTCAAACACAGTGCCATCGCGCTGAATACCAGCGGCTGTGTCTATAGCAAAAACCTTCTTAACCATCAGAACACTCCGCCAGAAATTCCACCAGTAAATGTTCCAGAGCCAGAAACCGACAACCCTGTGGCTGAAAAAGTTGCAAGGTTTACTCCAAGAATCGCAACATTCATCTGACCAGATGCCGCGTGGTAAATACCTGTTGACGTTTCAGTCGCAAAGTTTAAGGATGGCGAACCTACCGTACCATCGCTCAAGCTGATACCAGTCGAGCCAGCAAGATAAGTATTGGCGTTCAGGATGTTGACGGAGTCGCAAACAAGAATAGATTGCGCCGAGCCGGGGACTGTAGCCGTACCACCACTACCTGTTGTAAAAGTCAACGTATACGGGCCAGCACTCGTTGCGTTCAAGATGTAATACACCTGCACCGTTGCAGGGAGAACAACCGTTACATTGCCCGTCAAAGTTCCTGTGTACTTCTGAACCACGTTAGCGGCTTCTGTCGCCGTCAATGTATATGTGCCAGTCGTAATTGCTTTGGTTAGCTGAGTAAAATTGAATAGCGTCGATTTACCCAAGCCAACGGTGTAAAACGTCGTACCGCTGGACACAATCATTGCTGAGTCAGCGGGTTGCAAAACAAGGTTAGTCGAGCCGTTGATTGTGTTTCCACCAGAACCCGCAATGGTCAACGCGCCAGAGCCTGAATTACGAACCATTGTGAACCAGTTGTTTCCAAGCGTGGTTGCTACATCAAGCGTAAAGGTTCCAGCGCCACCTGTCCACACCAACGCCGCCGCCCTGTATGCGGACGTCAGTGATGTATTGCTTGATGTGGTGGTAACTGGATGGCTTTGATTTAAGGTGGTGTTTAAAGCCACCAAGCCATATCCAGCAAGGGTAGCCGCGTCCGCTGAGGAAGAGCCAACACCAAAAGCAATAATGCCCCATATTCCTTGGTTATCACCATTTGAAGTGATATAGATGTATTTGGACTCGCCAGCCGCAATCGTGATGATTGTGTTTAAACCTGTGTAGTCTTTGACCGTAAACGAATTTGCGCCGACGTTACGAATCAGGGCATCTTGACCAACCGAGGCTTGGTCAGCAGGTGGCATATAAAGCGACAGCCCCGAAGAGGTGGCTGTGACTTGCATAATCCTTGCGGCGTAGTCCCCAGTAGCATTGCCGTTGATAGGCCATGCCAACTGGGTGTTAGCCGACAATGTAATTGAACGATAGGAAACGTCAGTTGGTTGTATGACGTTACCCGTAAAGGGGCTGTTGTAACTCATTTATGTATCCAATACGGTAGATTGACGGTCACCGATGCGCTGTACATCTTCTGCCTTTAGTGTCTGGATGATAAGGTCATAATTTTGTTGCCACATACCCATACGCTCATCATTCTTGAGGAATGGCATTGCTTGCAACAAAGACCCATACAACAACGCTTGGGGCGCGTAAATGGTAAACCAATTGGTTTGATTAGAAGAATCAAGAGGTTGAATCCGCTCGTAGTACAAAACTTCAAACGAATACGCTGAATCAGGTGTAGGCGCTACAAGCCAATGGGTGTAGTCATAATCACCAAAATATACGGGTAAACCAGTAGTAGATGCGTTAGGGGAATATTCACGCAAATATTCATATTTGCGCAAAAACACTGGCTGGCGCTCACCATCAACCAAAATGTTAAAGGATACGGTTTTGTGCCAACGAGCAGGCTTATCAATAATTGACTCACCTATGACCATTGTGCTTTGGTTAACGGTCATGTTCCCTAAGAACTTGATTTGGCTGGCAATGATTTGTTCTGCCAACATAATGAAAAGTGGAATTTTTTCAAGCGTAGCGGTGTCGGTTCGCTCCAGATATGACTGAATGTTTTCGACCAAGGAGTCGTAAGTCATTACCGATGCGGTTGCCATATTTACCCCACGTTTCGTTCAAAATGTGGACAATCCACCAGTGATTTAAAGTTACCACCCCAGCGGTTTTTAGGGTGCAAAGTTTCCCAATATGCACCCAAAGGTGCAAGGATGCCCTTGTCCCATATTATCTGCCCATCCTTGAAGAAATTCAAGTCGATAGCGCACCTTTTGAGGTGGATGGAGTTAAGGGTTTTCGAGCGTCCAGTCTTGACATAGATGGCTTGCTGTTCGGGTGTACGAGCCAATTCGCCGCCAGTGACTAAAAAACCTTGTTCCGTGGCGTATTTGATGAGGGCGCAGGCATCCAACAGGAATGCGGCTTGTTCTTGGTTTAGGCTCATTCTTTGCCCCCTTTGCGCATCTCCATGACCTTTTCAACAGTACGACCACCAAAGTAGGCGGTCATCACCAGCATACCCCACTGACCTAGCAAGTTGACGTAGGACTCTTGAACATTGATACCTGCGGCGCTCAATCCCGCAAACAACAAATAAGCAGTCAGGATATACACCAAAGTCATAGGGCGGATGTTCTTGGACAGCCAAGAGTCGGAAGCCATATCAGCCTCCCATCGCTTAGAGACGTTGTCTTCTTGATTTGCTTGCGCGGCAAGAAGCGCTTTGAGTTCTTCCTGCTCTAAACGGGCTTTTTCAATACCCAATTCAAGCAAGCGCTCCTCGTGGTCATACTGAAGCTGGCGCAGTTTGCTGACCTCTTCAGGGCTTGGGTTGTCAGAAATCTTAACGCCAAGCGCATTCTCGACCACCTCTTTGCCTTTTGCTTGGATTGCAGAAGACAAAAGGCCCAGACCATTCTGAGCCAATGTACCAAGGAGGGATGCAACTATTGGAATCATGTCAGTCCTTTCCAGTTACAGTTTTAAGAGATTTGCTTACTGGAACTTTTTCTTCCAAGATGGCAAT